CGGCCGCTCACGCCCTCCGACCTCGCCAAGGAGCGGCTGGAAATCGCCGAAAAGGCGGCCAAGAAGGCCGAGCAGCGCATCCACGACTGGCACGTCGAGTGCCGGCGGACGAGCCAGGTCCGCAAGGTCATCTTCGATTCCGGTCGCCTCGGCGTCGGCATCCTCAAGGGGCCGGTGCCCAAGGCGTCGCGTCAGATCGCGACGCGCAAGGGTGAGGGCGGCATTGAGCTTGGCATACGCAATGTCGTGCTGCCGGCCTCGAAATGGGTCAACGTCTGGAACTTCTTCCCCGACCCGTCATGCGGCGAGGACATCCACGACGGCGACCACTGCTTCGAGCGCGAGTGGATGGGCGCGCGCGCCGTGCGCAAGCTCAAGGGCCTGCCGGGCTACATCCCGAGCCAGATCGACAAGGTGCTGCTCGAGGGCCCGAACAAGATCAACCTCACCGACGTCGCGAGTGCGGGGCCGCAGGCTGAGGACGCGGTCCAGCTCAAGAAGGGCAAGTTCGAGACCTGGTACTTCCACGGCACGCTGACCCGCGCCGAGATGGGCTGCATCTGCGAGGCCGCGGGCCCCGAGGCGTTCCAGAAGTTCAACGCTGCCATCAAGGAGGACCAGGAGCAGGTCTACGCCATCGTCACCCTGATCAACGATTCGGTGGTCAAGGCGACGGTGAACCCGCTGGATAGCGGAGAATTCCCCTACCACGCGATGCCGTGGCAGCGCCGCACCGGCTCGTGGGCGGGCGTCGGCATCGCCGAGCAGATCGCCACGCCGCAGAAGATGCTGACGGCGGCGGTGCGCGCGATGCTGGACAACGCCGGCATCTCCGCCGGCGGCCAGATCGTCATCGACACCAGCAAGGTCTCGCCGGCCGACGGCGACATGGGCATGAGTCCGCACAAGATCTGGTACGCCAACGGCGATGGCGAGACCGTCGACGTGCACGAGGCGTTCGGCCTGTTCAAGATCGACAACGTCACCGCCGAGCTCATGCAGATCGTGGAGCTGGCGATGCGGCTTGGCGAGGAGTCGACCTCGATCCCGCTGATCACCCAGGGCCAGAGCGGGCCGACGACGCCCGACACGTTCGGCGCGGCCCAGCTGCAGAACAACAACGCCAACCAGTTGCTTCGCTCGATCGCCTATACCTTCGACGACTGCATCACGGAGCCCGAGACCCGGCAGTATTACGAGTGGTTGCTGCTCGATCCCGACGTGCCCGACGACGAGAAGGGCGACTGGACGATCGACGCGCATGGCTCCAACGCACTGGTCGAGCAGGCCATCCAGGATCAGTTCCTGGCCCAGATCGGCCCGATGGTGCTGAACCCGGCCTATGGCGCGAACCCGAAGAAGTGGTTCGAGATGATGGTGCGCTCCAAGAAGATGCAGCCCAAGGATCTGCAATACACCGACGAGGAGCTGGCCAGCCTGCCCAAGGTCAGCGCGCCACAGGTCGAGGTCGCCCAGATCAGGGCCGCGACCGAGGACAAGAAGATCGCCGCCATCGCGGCCGATACCAAGGCCGACAACGAGCGGGAGGACAAGAGGCTCGCCACCGAGTCGACGGTCGAACTTCATACCCTGCAGCTCAAGCGCGAGCTGGCGATGCTGGAATACGCCAACCGCGAGAAGACCACGCTCGACACCGTCAAGGCGAAGCTCGCCGAGACCGTGATGAAGCTGCAGGCGCAGGAGCGCCTGGCTGCGCGCGGCAATGGCGGGGAGCGTCCCCAAAAGCAGCGGCGCCCGCAGCGCCCCAACACGCCGCAGGTCGCCACGCCGGCCGTTGAGCCGCGCGGCCGCGCTCCCGACGGACAGGCATTCCAGGCATGACCCAGCCCCTGAAACTGATCGCCGACGACTTCCTGACTGAAGACGAGCGCAACTCGCCGGTCTGGGAAAGCGTGCGCAGGCATCTCGAGCGCATGCTCGCCGCCAAGCGCATCGACAACGACAACCCGGAATTGACCGCTGAGGAGACGGCAACGCTCCGCGGTCACATCGCTTGCCTGAAGGCGTTCATCGCCCTCGGTAAGAAGCCGCCACCCATGACGGCAAACACGGCTCGGTCCAGTCCGCGCCATGACTACGGAGCCAAATATGGCTGATGTGAACACCGCTGAAGTAGAGGCGCAGGTCGACGCGGCCTTCGTCGGCGCAACGCTCAACAACGACACCCCTCCGGCCCCGCCCGCGAAGGTTGCCGAGCAGCCCGTCGAAACGCCAGCAGAGCCCGAGGCGCCCAAGGAGGCGACCCCTCCGGCGGAGAAGCCACAGTACGTGCGCCTGACCAAGCAGGAGTGGGACAACACGAAGGCTGCGGCCGGAAAGGTGTCCTCCCTCGAAAGCCAGGTGGCGAAGCTGATGGGGTCTCTGCCCAGTGCGGAGAAGATCGTTCAGCAGGTGCTCGAGAGCGTGCGATCCCAGACGCCGGCGGGCGAAGCGGTCAAGTTGACCGCGGAAGACCTCGCCGAGCTGAAGGAGGACTTTCCCGAACTGACCGAGAAGTTGCTTGTCGGCATTGGCCGTGCCTTTGAACGTGCGAACGTGAAAGGCACCGGCACTGTCCAGTCCCCGGCCCCGCCCGTGGATGTCGAAAAGACAGTGCAACAGGCGCTGATCGACCGGGACATCAAGACGCTCACGAGGGCCTACCCGGACTGGGACAAGATTGTCGGAAGACCTCCGACTCCCGACGCCCCGCCCGACGAGAACGCTCCGTTCCGTATCTGGCTGAAGACCCAGCCTGCCGAGTACCAGAAGGAGATCCGCGAGTCGCGCTCGCCTCTCGACGTGAAGGAAGCGATCGACAAGTGGAGAGCCGAGACTGCTTCGGCCGCGCCGTCAGCCAAGCCCGACAGGGCTGCGGCACGTCGCGCCGTTTTAGCGGATGCGGTCACGCCCCGTGCAGACGGGAACCCGCCTCCACTCAATCCGCCGCTGTCCGCCGACGAGGCATTCGCCAGTGGATTCAAGGCGATGAAGCGACATTAACCCCAACCGAACGCGAGCGATGCGAATCGCCCGCCAGAGCCCAGAGAAGGAAAAGCAATGGCTATCCAGAGTTATGCAACAGACACCCCGAGAATCGGCAAGTTCAAGGGGATGATCCTCGCCCATGCAGAGGCGAAGGAGCGTCTTGGCAAGACGGGCCGCCAGGTCCCGATGCCGAAGAACCAGTCGGACACCTACGTCGCCCGACGCTTCCTGCCCTACGGCGCGACGGCGACCAACGCCAACACGCAGAACCAGTTCTTCCAGTCGGGGAACGGGGACCGCTCGGCGGCGATGGTGCAGGCCAACCAGATCGCCGAAGGCGTGACGCCGTCGCCGGACTCGCTGATCGCCGTCGACATCACGGTCGTGCTGATCCAGTACGGCTGCCTCTATGGGTTCACCGACAAGACCTTCCTCCTGTACGAGGACGACATCCCGGCGGAGATGGTCAAGCAGGTCGGCGAGCGCGTCGTGCTCGTCAACGAGCAGATCATCTACGGTGCCCTCAAGGGGTCGACGAACCAGTACTACGGCGGCACCGGCACCTCGATCTCGACGGTGAACGGCGCGATCACGCTCGGCATGGTCCGCAAGATCGTCAAGAACCTGCAGGCCAACCACGCCGAGCCGATCACCTCGGTGCTCAGCTCCTCGCAGAACTTCGACACCTCGGCGGTGCCGGAGGGCTACGTGGTCTACTGCAACTCGGACATGTCGCCGGACATCCGCGACCTGCCGAACTTCACCCCGGCGGAGAAGTACGCCTCGGGCAAGCCGATGCCTTACGAGCTCGGCATGTGCGAGAACTTCCGCTTCATCTGGTCGCCGGACCTGCCGTCCCTGCAGAACGCGGGTGCTGCCGTCGGAGCCACCGGTCTCTACTCGACCTCCGGCAGCAACATCGACGTCTACCAGTTCATCGTCGCCGCCGAGAACGCCTGGAGCCAGATCGCCGTGCGCGGGCGCCAGGCGCTCGAAACGACGTACCTGGAGCCGGGCAAGAAGGACAAGGCAGATCCCCTGGGCCAGCGCGGCTACGCCGGCACAGCCTGGTGGAAGGCCGTGATGGTCGAGAACCCGGGCTGGATGGCGGTGGGCAACGTCGGCGTCAAGACCCTCACCTAACAGGCCACCCCTGAAAGGGAGAATCCAATGACGCAGATGACAGCAACCATCCAGCAGTGGCTGGAGAGCATGCCGATCGGCCAGAAGGGCAGGTTTGGCCTTCTGGAGATCCTCGGGTCGATCGGCGACCGCTTCAGCTCCTGTGCCGTGAGCTCCGCTGGCCTGGTCATCAAGGCCGGCGGCAGCACGCTCGCCAAGACCGGCTCGGCGGTGACGAACCTCGTCGCGAACGGCATCCCCGTCGCGATCGCGGCCAGCACCGACATGCCGGCGCTCACCGGCATCAACATCCAGGCCGGCTACTACAACGTGGTCTGCTTCTTCGTCGACAGCGCGGGCACCACGTCCGTCGCTGCCGGCACGGAGGCGGCGACGTTGGCCGGCGTGGTGTTCCCGCCGTTCCCGGCAGGCAAGGCCCTCGTGGGCTTCCTGACCATCACCTACGGCTCGGCGTTCACCGGCGGCACCACGCCGCTCGACACGGCGACCACCACCTACAACAGCCCGACCGGCGCTTGGGATCCCAGCGTGCTCGTGGGCGCAACCAACTACTGACGAGAAGGACCAACCACTATGGATACAGTCGCACAGGCCCCGATCACGATGTGCCTCTCGAGCATGTCGTTCGCGGAGGGCACCACCAGCACGCTGTCGACCACGGGCACCAACGCCTACTTGATCCAGGGCCTGTTCTACAGCCGGACGGCGCTGACCAACCAGGCCACTCCGACCACCGACTACGCGACCGGCAACGCCTTCATCCCGATGCCGGTGCCGGGCACCACGACGGGGCTTCCCCCCGGCGTCGTCGCCGTGCCGTCGACCGGCGGCTACGCCTGCGCGTTCACCCTGGGCTTCAACGCCGCGGGCGACCTCAAGGCAATCCAGGGGCCGATCGTCGGCATTGACGCCAGCGGCAACTTCATCCAGGGCGCGCCGTCGCTCAGCCCGTCGCTCGGCCCCCCGGGCCCGAACCCGGGCACCACGGCGGGCATCCAGTCGAGCAACGACTTCTGCCCCTGCGGCGTGATCGTCGTGAAGTCGTATGCGACCGCGGTGGCGTCGTTCACCTTCGGCACAACCTCGTGGACGACCACGGGCTACACCACGAGCATCCTGAACATCGCCTCGCTGCCGGGCCGCTCGCTGGCGAACCTCACCTACTCCTGATCGCTACCCGGGGCGGAGGCCGAAGCCTTCGCCCCGTTCTTCCCGCCGCGCTGTCCCTCAGATGGAGAACCATATGCCGCGCAAGGAGATTTCGCCGGAGGCCCCGGCCACCCCGACCATCGTCACCGCGCCCCAGCGGGAAACCCATTCCACCGATTTCAAGATCGGCAATCACTCGCCGATCACCGACAAGACCGACCGCAACGATGTCGGCCGCGAGAAGTTCGACGGCCAGCGCCTGTTCGGCAACCGCCTGAAGCAGAAGGGCGAGCTCGTGACGCTGGACGGCATCGAGGTCGACGAGGCCTATCTCCAGGAACTGGCCTTCTACGAGGAGCCGGTCACCATCGTCATCAATCCCAGCACGCACAAGAACGCCGCCTCGATCTTCGAGAACTGGTCGAACGGCCGCGGTGCGGAGATGCTGGTCAACGGCCAGTGGCAGATCATCAAGGACCTGCCGGTCGGCAAGCCGATCACCATCAAGCGCAAGATCGTGGAGCAGATCATCCGCGCCCGCGTGATGAACGTGCAGACCATCCACGAGGAGCCGCCGGTCCCCAGCCCGCGCAACGAGATCATCCGCACGGCAAGCCACGTCCACTCGTTCTCGATCCTGCGGGACAATTCCCCGCGATCACAGGAATGGCTGGAGATGGCTTACGCGCGTCCGATCTGAGGGCGCCGGTCGTGACGTATCTGGAACTCTGCCAGCGCATGATCCTCGAGTGCGCGATCTCGGGGACCATGACCACGACGGAAGACCAGACCGGCGAGTTCCTGCGCGTCACGACCTGGATCAACCAGGCCTGGATCGACATCCAGACCGAGCGGCAGACCTGGGACTTCATGCGGTCGAGCCAGTTGAACGGCGGCGGCGTCTCGTTCGCGACCATTGCCGGCCAGGCTGTCTATCCGCTCGGCACGGGTGCGGGAACGGTCGGTGTCGCGGCGACGAGCTTCGACAGCTGGATTCCCCGGACCTTCCGCGACCAGACCACAAGCGTGGGGGTCTCGGATCAGATCCCGCTCGCATGGATAAGCTACGACGCCTGGCGCGACGGCTATTCGATGGGCGCCCAGCAGGATGTCGAGACGCGGCCGGTTGCCATTGCCGTGGGGCCGAACAACGAAATCTGCGTCGGGCCGTGGCCGACCTCGAGCTACACGCTGACCGGCGACTACTACCGAGCGCCGGCGCAGATGACGGCCGATGCCGACACGCCGACCAACCTGCCGGCTCAGTACCACATGGCGATCGTCTGGCGCGCGGTGCGCGACGCCTACGGCCAGTACGAGGCGGCGCCGGAAGTGCTGCAGCGCGCCACCACCAACTATCGGCGGATCGACCGCAGCCTCGGCAATCGCCGCGGCGGCAGGGTCTCGGCCGGAAGGGCACTCGCCTGATGCCGCGCGACGCCCCCTACACCATGGCGCCGGTCAAGGATTCGATCACGATCTTCGGCGCGAAGTACGGCAACAACGGCGTCTCCCCCGGCGGCCTCGATCTCTTGACGCCGAGCCTCACACTGCAGCCCGGCGCCTGCCGCGACATGCAGAACTTCGAGTGCGCGCAGAACGGCGGCTATTCGCGGATCGGCGGCTACGAGCGCTACGATGGGCGGCCGGCGCCGAGCGATGCGACCTTCACCATCGTGCAGGTCGTGAGCTTCGTGAACGTGCCCTCGGTCGGCGACCCCATCGCGCAGTCCTCCTCGGGGGCGAGCGGCACCGTGGCCGCCGTGGTGAACAATCCCGGCTCGCGCTACATGGTGGTCACGCAGGTCACCGGCGCCTTCGACACGTCGGGCGTGATCACCTCGACGTCCTATGCCTACAGCGTCACGACCTCGCTCACCGTGACGGCCGCCACCAGCCCGTGGACGCTGCCTTCCACGCCGACCACCATCGGCACGGCCACGACGACCACAGTCCAGCTGACAGCAATGCTGAACGCGCAGTACCAGGTCGCGGCCGCGGACATCTATCGCGACGAGATCGAGCCGGTGCCGGGATCGGGGCCGCTGCTCGCCGTCATCCACATGATCTTCAGCAACACCGACTACGTCTACGCCTTCCGGGCGAACGAGGCCGGCAATGCCGTCAAGATCTGGCGGGCGAGCGCGGCGGGCTGGGTCAACATCCCGCTCTACAACACCGTGGCCTTCACCGCGGCCGGAGGCGCGACGCCGGTCGCCGGGCAGACCCTGAGCCAGGGGCCGGCCTCGGCCACGATCAAGATGGTGATGATCTCCTCCGGCACGATCGCGGGCAGCAGCGCGGCCGGTGTCCTGGTGGTCGAGACGCCCAATCTCGGTTTCGCGGCAGGGGCGGCCACGACCTCGGGTGGCGGCACGATGACCCTGTCGGGCGCGCAGGAGCCGATCGTGATCCAGCCCGGGGGCACCTACGAGTGGGCGAAGTACAATTTCAGCGGACAGCTCGCGACGCGCTGCATCTACGGTTGCGATGGCGTGAACAAGGCTTTCGTGTTCGACGGTACGACCTATGCCCCGATCACCAGCGGATTGTCCGCGCCGTCCCATATCGCGGCGCACAAGAACCACCTGTTTCTGGCCCAGGATTCCTCGACCATCTACTCCGCCGACGGCGACCCGTTCCGCTACAGCGCGGTAGACAACGGCGGCGAGATAGCGACCGGCGACACCGTCTCCGCCATGCTGACGCTGCCCGGCAACGAGTCCGCGGCGGCGCTCGGCATCTGGATGCGCAGCACGACCGGCATCCTGTACGGCACCGGCTCGACCACGTTCAACTTCGTGACCTTCAACTTCGGCACGGGCGCCAACGAGCGCAGCGTCCAGAACCTCTATGACACGATCGCCTTCCCCGACCTCGGCATCATCTCGCTGCAGGCGACGCTGAATTACGGGAACTTCCTCACCTCGACCCTGACCAAGAACATCCAGCCCTTCATCAACCAGCAGCGCACAAAGATCAGCGCGTCATCCGTGCAGCGCTCGAAAGGGCAGTATCGGGTGTTCTTCGATGACGGCTACGGGCTCTACCTGACCTTCGCCAACACGTCATACCTGGGCGCCGCGCCGGTCCTGTTCCTCAATCCGGTCGCCACGATCGACGAGGACACGACCTTCGCCGGCGAGGAAGTGACCTACTTCGGATCCTCGGACGAGCAGGGCTACGTCTACCAGCTAGACAAGGGCCCGTCGTTCGACGGCGAGAACCTCTACGCCTACTTCATCTCCGCCTGGGACTACATCAAGACGCCGCGCTTCCTGAAGCAGTTCCGCTGCGCCTCGATCGAGATGCAGGGGTCGGCCTATGCGGCGATCGGCTTCAACTACGCGCTGGGCGACAATTCTTCGCTGATCGGCCAGCCATCGTCGACCAGCTATTCGTCGTCCTTCTCGCCGGCGCAGTGGGACAACGCCTATTGGGACAACTTCTTCTGGGACGGCCAGACCGTCGCTCCGACCTACGCCGACATGACCGGCACCGCGCAGAACGTGCAGCCCACCATCTCGTGCGGCACCAACTACATCGAGCCGTTCAATGTGAGCTCGATCATCTACCAGTATTCCATCCGCCGTCGCCTGCGAGGTATGTGACATGGCCAACGCATATTACACGCCGACCGGGACGCCAGGGACCGGAACATTCGCGGCCTCCGCGCCGGTGCGCTCGGAGTTCGACGACATTCAGGACGCCTTCGACCTCCTGCCGGCCCTCGCTGCCGGATCGGCAAATCGCGCGGTGGTCGCGGCATCGAACGGCCTCAGCCTCACCTACACCACGGGCACGCTGGCGCTCGCCGGCAACTTCGCGACCACGGGCGCCTTTGCGCTGACCCTGTCGGTCGGCGCCGACGTCACGATCACGATGCCGCTCGTCAGCGGGACGCTCGCGACCTTGGCCGGCACGGAGGCGCTGACCAACAAGACGATCAGCGGCTCCTTGAACACGCTCACCAACATCGGCAATTCTTCGCTCACGAATTCGTCGATCACGATCAACGGCTCGTCGGTGTCGCTGGGCGGCAGCACCACCGTGACGGCGGTGGCGAGCTCCATCGTGGTCGGCACCACGGGTGTCAACGGCGGCTCCGCTGGCCGGGTGCTGTACGACAACGGCGGCACGACGCTGGGGGAGTACACCGTCACCGGGTCGGCTGGGTCAGTCGTGCTGTCGACCAGCCCAACGATCACGACTCCGACCATCAGCGGTGCGCTCACCTATGGCGGCGTCGCGCTGTCGGCGTCGGTGACGGGCACGGGCAGCATGGTGCTGTCCACATCGCCATCGCTGTCTGGCACCGTTGGCGGAGCGCTTACATTCTCAGGCGCGCTGACGCTTTCGAGCGCGCTGACGTATGGCGGGGTCACTCTCTCCAATTCAGTCACTGGCACTGGGTCGATGGTGCTCAGCGCGTCGCCGACTCTCACCGGGACGCTGACAGCCGCCGCCGCGAACTTCAGCGGTGCGGTCAGCACGGGCACGCTGACCATGACCGGCAATCGGATCATCACAGGAGTCGATGGCAGCAACGCATTCTGGGTAAAGAACAGTAGTGGATCGGAGCCGGGCAACCTTGCGTTCGGCTACATAAGCGATGGCGCTGGTACCGTCACCTCGATTCAGCTCAGCAAGGCGACTACGATTGGTGCCGCTCTCACCTATGGCGGGGTCACCCTGTCGAACAGCGTCACCGGCACCGGGTCGATGGTGCTCAGCGCTAGTCCGACGCTGACGGGCACGCTAACGGCGGCCGCGATCTCTGCGTCTGGCAACATCACGACCTCCGGGGCGTCCGGCAATCCGACTATGTCCGTGACCGTCAGTGGTGGTTCAGGGCAAGCGCTCCTCGGCTTCCTCAACTCGCAATCGTCGCAGGTAGGCGGCGTTTTCTTCTCTGGAGCTTCGGGGAGCTACGCCGGCCTCTCCGCGTACACCGCGAGCGTTTACTCGTCTGATATTTTCCGCTTCACGGCCAGCAGCCTGACCACCGTGCAGGCCGTCACCATGTCGGCCGCTCTCACCTACGGCGGTGTCACCCTCAGCAACTCGGTGACGGGTACGGGTAGCATGGTGCTGAGCACCAGCCCGCAATTTGCGGGGCATGTCGGCATCGGCGCAGCCGCTGATTCCACGGCCGCACTCGATTTTGGCACGTCACTCGGGTTCCTCGGTGTCTACGCCTACCACTCCGGCTCCTCGGTTAGCGGCTTCGGGATCACGTCGAACACCCTCAACCTCTATAGCGCAGGCACCACCGTTGCGTTGGGCGTTTCGGCAGTTACCACGGCTGGGGGGAGCATGACGACGGTTCTGACGCTGGACACATCAAACGTCACCATCGCCTCGGGAACGGCACTGAAGTTTGGCGTCGCTTATACAGCCGGAGCGCCCGCTGCGACCGGATACATCACGGCCAAAGACAGCACCGGGACCACTTACAAGCTGCTCACTTCAACTTAACGGAGAACAACCATGGCCACCTGGACCGTAGATCGCCTCGAATACCTCGAATCCGCCGAAGGGCAGAGCAAGGTCGTCAACGTCGTGCACTGGTGCGCAGCGGCGACCAGCGGCGATCTGAAGGCCGAGCGCCACGCCACCACGACGGTCGAATACAAGGCCAACGACCCGTTCACCGCTTTCGACGCGCTCACGGAGGCGCAAGTGATCGGCTGGGTGAAGGGCAAGATGGGCGAGGAGTGGGTGGACGCCATCGAGGCCGAACTGGCGCAGGAATTGGCGCAGCAGCCGACGGTCGCCCAGCACCTGCCCTGGGAAAACGCCGAGTAACCAGAAAGGCACGCAATGCCGGATCCCATCCCGCAGCCCGGGCTCATCAATTCAGCTCCGGGGCAGACCAACGCGGTGCCGGGCGTGACGCCACCGGGCAATACCGGCCCAGGCGCGCCCGTGACGAGCTACGACCCCGCGAAGGCCACGGCGTCGAATGCGGCATCGACCGGCTATGAGGCAAAGGCCTTCGAGGTCACGCCGAATCAGACCGTTGCCTCGCGGCTGCACGACATCATCGCCTCGGGCTCTCCGTTGATGCAGCAGGCCGAAGCGAACGCCAGGACGGCCATGAACGCGCGGGGCCTGATCAACAGCTCGCAGGCCATCACGGCAGGGCAGGCGGCCGTGCTTTCGGCGGCGCTGCCGATCGCACAGCAGGATGCCGCGCGATCCGCCACGGCCTCGGATGCCAGCGCGGCGGCCGTCAATCAGGCCCGGCAATTCGGGGCGGCGGCCCAGAACACGACCGGCCTGCAGAATGCAGCGGCAGAGACGCAGGTGAGCCTTGCCAATGCGGGCGCGGCCAACACGGCGATGGGGCAGGCGGCCGGCTTCTCCAACCAGATCGCCCTCGCTGCCCAGCAGATCAAAGGCTCCAAGGACATCGCCCAGATCCAGTCGACGACGTCCGAGACCATCGCGCAGATTCAGGCCAGCACCAGCCTCACCGTGCAGGACAAGGCCACCGCCAGCGCGCAGATCATCGCCGGCATCCAGTCGAACACGGCCCTCTCGGTGCAGGACAAGCAGAGCCTGACGGCGCAGACGATCGCTCAACTGCAGGCGAACACCCAGCTCACCGTGCAGGACAAGGCGGCGGCGTCGGCCCAGATCATCGCCAGCATCCAGGCCTCGACCACGCTTTCGGCACAGGACAAGGCGAATGCTTCGGCGCAGGTGATCGCCGGCATCCAGTCGTCGACGGCGCTTTCGGTTGCCGACAAGCAGGCCATCACCCAGAAGACGATCGCGGACCTGCAGGCCAATACCTCGCTCACGATCAGCGACCGCCAGGACGCCACGAACCGCATCGTGGCCCAGCTGCAGGCTGCGACTGCCCTCAGCGTGACCGACAAGCAGGCGGCGAGCCAGCAGGCCATCGCCACGCTGCAGTCGACGACCCAGAAGTACCTCGGCGACCTTCAGGCCAACACCACGCTCAGCGCTCAGGACAAGGCGAACCAGAGCGCCCAGATCATCGCCAAGGCGAACAATGCCACATCGGAGATGATCGCCAGCATCCAGCGGGACACGCAGCTCAGCGTCACCGACAAGAACAATGCCACCGCCCAGGCCATCCAGGGCAGCCAGGCCGCGACGCAGACCTACCTCGGCAACCTTCAGGCCAACACGCAGATCAGCGTCCAGGACAAGGCCGTCGCGGGGAACTTGGCGCTGGCGCAGGTCAACAACACCGCCCAGATGGCGATCGCGCGCGTCCAGCAGGACACCTCGCTGTCGATCGCAGAGCAGCAGGCGGCGACGCAGAAAATCGTCACCAGCATGAACAACGAGAACGCCAAGGCCCTGCAGGCCATGGTGAACAAGGGCAATCTCGACAACATCCTGGCCAATGGGTCGATCAACAAAGAGATCACCCAGATGCAGAACGACAACAAGGAGGTCCTGCAGACCATGGCGGGGGCGCAGGAGCTCTACTCGAAGATGCTCCAGTCGATGTCCCAGACGCTGCAGAACCAGGACATCTCCGGCGAGCAGAAGCGGGCGATCCTCAACGATCAGCTCGTCCAGCTGACGATGGCCCTTCGCGGCTTCTCCTTTATCGAGCAGGGCAAGGCGCCCCCGCTGGAATGGCACTACTGATGACGACGGTCGAAGACCTCATCTGGCAGCAGGCCTCGCAGACGCTGTTCCTCACCCGGGAGCAGTACCTCGAGCACCTGCGCACCTTCGCGATCGAGCCGATCGAGCGCGACGGCATCCTGATAGGTGCCGTCATGCGCAAGGGGCCCGAGCTGCATTTCACGACGTTCCGCGCGGGCGTGGCGATCGACCGGCAGCTGATCCGCGACGTGCTGGCCCCCCAGCTCGAGCGCTATGGCTACGTCGAGACGCGCACGCCCAAGCCCGACCACACCCGCCAGCACCGGTTCAACAAGGTCGTGGGCTTTGTGAAGACCGGCGAGGACGACTATAACGTGCACTACCGGCTAGACCGCGGTCGGAGTGCTGCCCACAGGAGCGCACCATGCCCGCTGCCGCAATCGCCGCACCCGTCGTCGCTGTAGGCTTTGCCGCCTATTCGGCCGCCACCGTCGGCTTCACCCTGGCGACGGTCATGGCCACCACCGCCGCGGTGGGCGCCACGCTGGGCGCGATCGGCCACTTCACCAACTCGAAGGAGCTGCAGATCGCCGGCACGGTCCTCGGCGTGGTGGGCGGCGTAGGCGCGCTGGCAAGCAGCGCTGGCCTGTTCGGGACCGCAGCCGGGCTTGCCGAAGCAGGAACCGCCGCTGCTTCCGCCGGCCAGGTCGCGACGGATGTGGCGCCGCTTGCCGCTGAGGGGATCAATGCCGTGGCGGGGCCGGCGGGTGGCTACACGCTGGAGACGCTGAACAATGCGATCCCCGGTGCCCTGGCGGGATTTGAGGGCGTCACGCCGGGCATGAGCAACATCGACATCATCGACATGGTGAACGGTGTCGGTGTCGAGAACTTCAACGCCCTGGCGCCGGCCGAGCAGCTGACCGCAGCGCAGTCGGCCAACCCCGCCGCCAATGTGCTGCCGGACACGACGGCTGCAGCCGCACCAGCCGAGGAAGTGCTGCCCGAGCTCGCCCAGACCTACACGCCGGAGTCCGGAGCCCCACCGGGGCTGATCGATTCGGCGCAGGCGCAGGTCGGCATCGACGGCCTGCCGCGCGATCAGTACGGTAATCTTATCGCGCAAGGCGACGCCGACCCGACCGGCGGTCAGCTCGGTGCAGGGGTGAGCAATCCGGCGGACCCGAATGCCACTCCGGCGGCGGATCCCAACGCCGTGGGCGCCCAGCCGCCCGCCGGGGGCACCGGCATGGCTGGGACGGAGCCCGCGCCGGGCACCATCCAGACGCCCAGCGCGACGACGACGACCCAGGTCACCGGCCAGCCGCAGCCGCTGCCGGGCGAGCCCGCGGGCGGCACGCCAGCGGCACCCACTGGCGCGCCCACGCCCGCGACGCCGGCGGCGGGCACAACGGCGGCCCAGCAGGCAGCGGACAAGATCATCTACGGGCCAGTCACCGGGGGTATCAGCAAGGCTAGTGTCTTTGGCAAGATTATGAACCTAATCGAGGATAAGCCAGTTCTGGGGCTGGGCGTGCTGATGGGCGCCTCGTCGTTCATCTCGGGCGCCTTCGCGCCAGGAATGAACGCCGAGCAGCGCGCCGCCTACGCCGCCCAGGCCGAGCAGAACCTTGCGGCGGCCAATCTCGCCCGCGCGCAGGAGGCGATCCTGCAGCGCAGGCTGCGCAACATGCAGGACCCGATCCCGAGGATGCAGCCCGGTCCGCCGCCAGGCCTGATCAACAGTCCGGTTACGGGGAGGCCGGCATGAGGGAACGCGGGCCTGGCCCGACGCGCGTGAGCACGTACCGGACGCCGGGCGCGCCGTCTTGCACCGGATCGCACTCGAGCCTGTTCGGCGCTGCCAATGCGCAGTCGAAGCGCAGCACCGAGACCCGATTGGTCAGCAGGATGCGGACCTTATTCGCATCCATCTCGGCGTACCCGAAAGCCCAGGCGGTGCCCCGCGAGCCCTTCCCGTCGAGGGTCGCGCGATGATCCGCGTCGATCAGCACCACGCCGCTGTAGCTGGGGTTGCTTGGAATGGTTGCGTTCCAGTGTCCCTGCAGGCTGGTCTGCGCCTGCACCGCCGAAACGAGCGCCGTGATGGTCACCGCGAGGGCCGTCGTCTTGCGCATCGCGTCCTAGTCGACGCAGCGGAAGGTCGCGATCGAACGATCTATGTCGAGCCGCGTGTTGCTGATCAGGACAGCGTGTCTTCGATGGTAACCGCACTGCTGCTCCGCAGCTCTAATCGTCTCCCCCAGCTCGAACGAGTAGCTGTGCGTGTATTCGAGGGTCACTGCCGCAGGGCTGGCGGACACCAAGCTGATCGTGCTTCCCGGGCTCGCGCATCCGGCCACCGCCATCAGCGCGGTCAGAACAATCCTTCGCATGGCGTGCAATATAGCACCGGAGCCCCGGCATGAGCACCCCCCTGAAAAACCCGACCCTGCGCGGGATCGAGCAGCAGATCGAGGCGAGCCTCGCCCCGGAGAACCGCCAGAACTTCATGAAGGTCGTGGTCTGGGGCATGAGCGTAGGCCTCAGCGGCGGCCCCAAGGGGCTGCTGGCGACGCTGCGCGACAGCAAGGATCCGGTGAGCGACTGCGCGCTGGGCGCCGTGAACTTGGTGCAGATGTTGCGCCTCCAGTCGCAGGGGACGATGCCGGTGCAGGCGATGGTGCCGGCCGCCATGGTGCTGATGCTGAATGCACTCGACTTCGCCGAGCGGGCGAGGCTGGCCGAGATCGACAACGAGCAGATCGTCCGCGCCACGCACATCTTCACCAACCAGATTTTCGCTGTCTTGGGCATCACGCCGCAGATGGTCCACAGGACGGCCAGCGCAGTGCAGGGGTTCATCGAGGACCCAGCCAAGCTGGAGCTGATCAGGCGTCGCGCGGGCGTGGTGCGTGATCCGCGGGCGAGCCTGCCGGTTGAGGTGCCGGCGGCGGCGCCCGCACCGAACCGCGCCGCGCGACGCCGGCAAAGGCGGAGGGCTCGATAATGGCCAACTTCAACCTCGGTGCAGGTCTCTCCCTCTTGGGCGAGACCGTCGGCAAGTTCGCCGGGATGGCAGCGCTCGAGCAGCAGCGGGCGGCGCTTCAGCGGGACAGCCTGGTGTTGGCCGACCAGCTTGCCAGCGAGCGCGAGTCGAGGGGTCGCAAGGAGGCTCACGGCTACGCCATCGAGACGCTCGACAAGCAGCAGACCTATGACGCGGCCAAGACCGACAAGACGATCGCCGCTGACCTCCAGCGCGCCGGAATCGCGGCGGGTGCGTCCAAGTACAGCGCCGATGCCAGCGTGCGCGCGGCACAGATGCAGATCGACGCCATGGCTCCGGTGCGCCAGGCGCAGGTCGAGGCGTCGAATGCAGCGGCCGCCGGCGCGAAGCTCGACAACGACCTGAAGGCCGCCCAGTCCGCCGCGCGCAAGGAACTGGAGGCGGCCACCACTTCGGGGGACGAGACCGCCATCAAGGCGGCGAGGGACAAGGTCGCGATCTACGACGAGAGTGCCGCACTCCGCGCCCAGCAGGCCCGCGGCCTCGCCGTCGAGACCGATGC